CAGATAGCACGGCAGCAAAGAACATCGTCTCCGGTAAGGCCTACCAAGGGATTAATCGGTTAGTCCTTGGTATGGGTTCAATGATGCCTGGATACACACCGTATTGGGCGAGCTACAAACAGTGGGCGGAGCGTGGCGCACAAGTTCGCAAAGGTGAAAAGGGGACGCAGATTGTGTTCTTTTCGCCGGTTACAAAAGAGCAGTCAAACGCGGCAGGCGAGCTAGAAGAAAAGCAGTTTGCGGTGTTGCGTCTCTACACTGTTTTTAACTCTGCTCAATGTGAAGGTGCAGATGTTCCGGTTGCTACTGTATCTGGCTCGTTCGATCCTATCCAGGCAGCAGAGCAGCGCATTGTGAAGACGGGGGCAGTTATCCGACACGGTGGTGATGCTGCTTTCTACTCTCCTGCTCATGACGCTATCCAGATGCCGCATAAGGTTTCCTTCGATTCACCGGCTAGCTACTACTGCACGGCATTCCATGAGCTAGGCCATTGGACGGGAGCCAAGCATCGGTTAGAGCGTGAGTTTGGCGGTAAGTTCGGCAACCCTGCATATGCTTTCGAAGAACTTGTGGCAGAACTGACAGCAGCGTTTTTGTGTCAGGAGCACGGCATAGCAGGCGAGTTGCGCCACGCTGGATACATCGGAAGCTGGCTTAAGGCCTGCCGTGATGATGCAAAGGCGATCTTTAAGGCGGCAGCATTGGCACAGAAAGCAGCAGATTACATCCTGAGTCTTGACGCTGAGTTAGCTATCGCAGCATAATAGGTTGACGAGAGGGGTTGTCTAACAGATAATCCCTCCACCTCTTTATCTTATAGGATCAAATTATGATGAATAAAAGATTCCCATCTTACGACACGGCAGAGATCGCCGCGAAGTGGGGCTGTCACTCCTGCTGCACTCCACTTGATCCCAACGGATTTGGCGATTCTGGCTATCCTGAAGGTTCGGGTAGGTTCGCGGCCAAATGCTCGCGCTGTCAGTCCTGGACATTCGTCGACCTATCCAAATCTGTAGCAGCCTTAAACAAGCTGAGTATCTATGCAACCTAGCGCCGAGGACATCCTCGACCTGCTACTAGACGGTGACCCTATCGTCTGGCATATCAGTCGGGAAGGTGACGACATCCGAGTTATCGCCACAATGCCTGACGGAACATCTAGACCCATAGCTGTCCCTCTGGCAAGCCCTACAAACGATTCTGACTCGTGCGTGTAGGGTAGCCTCACCTTAACCCTTTTCGCCTCACTGAGAGGCTTCTATCGCCCCTTACGGGGTATCTTTGGAGTGTGTGTGATGTTTTACGAAGAAATCCAAGCAAAGATCGCTGACCTTCAGGCCCAGGCCGAGGTTGTCAAGCGTGAGGAGAAGCAACAGGCCATCGACATGGCCCGGACTATGATCAGTGCTTACGGGATCACTGCTAAGGACCTGGGACTAGACAAGGCCCCCAAGGTCAAGACCGGACCCAAACCAGGAAACAAGATCGCAGCCAAGTATCGAGACCCAGCTACAGGTTCAACATGGTCCGGTAGGGGTAAAACCCCGCGTTGGATCAACGGAGCCGATAGGTCCCAATACGCTATCTAACCCGCATGGATACTAGGTTCCGGGTCCGGGTGATCAGGAATCTAGGCCCGTAAAATCAGGAATCTTATATTATGAATCCCAATATTATATTGCAAGTGCTTTTAGTTTCCACATTCTCGCTCGGAATAGTCGGAGCAGTACTAAACGAACGCGCCTTGTGCGCTATCGGACTGGTGACCGCGTTCGGGTGCGCCATGCTGCTGATTGGGAGGGACAAAGAATGAAAGGCCAATGGATTATTAAACAAGTGTATTTTGAGGATGGTTTCCCCAAGATCATCCGAGACTTGAAACCAAAGACCCCCTATGTGACACCCGATGTCGCCCCCGATGACAGAGAACTAATGGATCGGGCCTGGGATTACTTGGCGAGCTATACAGTTGGAGAACGCCCAAACGCCTCAGAAGTTAACGATTTGATCTTTGCATTAGAAAGTAGGCTGACGCAACCAGAGACCCCATACACCACCCTTACCGAACGGGAAGAATCGGCAGGAAAGACTACTAATCGTGAATCAAAATTACCGAACGGGAAACTAGGAGAAACCCATCATGAATGACTATCAATTGATGCAGATTTGGAGGGGGATAAAATACCCACAGAAAGAAGTAGAGCAGCGGGTTCTAGAATTTGGCAGGCAAGTGATGCACGAGGGTTCCGATCACTACTACCAGCTCGGCAGGCAAGAAGCATTTCAGGCCATGAAGCCGGTACTGCTAAAGGCCCTGAGTGCCTTAGACTCTGCTCACTACATTCTGATGATCCAACCCGTCACACCACGGGAAGAAGCGGTAGCAGTAGATGATGCTATCAAGCACCTTAACTCTATCTTGGAAGTGCTATGACCCCTGATTGCTTCCCATCCCGCCTTGAATACCTTGACTGGGTACACACGGCCAGGATGCACCCACCAGCCCCAGGCCATGAGTATTGCGAGGACTGTACGTTTGAGTATCAGAGTGAAATGATCAGGCAAGGTAGATGTCAGTATCCTGGAACTACCTTCAAGCAGTGGGGAGAGGGTCGAGATCTCGCCATAGTTGGACGCAGACCACACCATGTCGTGTCCAAGATGAAGCAGATTGCAATTTATGGGTTAGGATAGAGTTTGTTCGTTGTGTTCTCCTCTCTGCCATCTCGGCAGTTCTACCCCGGTCTAGTTGTACTGGGGTTTTTTTTATCTAATCATGAATCCATTTAAAATCAGCGGACCAACCTGCATATCATTCTCAGGGGGCAGAACCTCTGCATATATGCTCTACCGCACTCTGGAAGCCAACGACGGCCTCCCTGATGAAGCAAGAGTGTGCTTCCAGAACACGGGAAAAGAACGGGAAGAGACACTTAGGTTTGTGAATGAATGCTCTGTGAGATGGGGAGTAGAGATAGATTGGTTAGAGTTTAGAGATTCAGAAACAAAGTTTGAGAAGGTATCTTTTGAGACTGCCAGCAGGAACGGTGAACCTTTCGAGGCAGTCATCCGTAAACGTAAGTACCTGCCAAACCCACTGGTGAGATTCTGCACAGTAGAATTAAAGGTCAGGACTTGCCACCGATATCTCAAGTCCATAGGATGGACTGAATGGGAATCTTGGATCGGAATCAGGGCAGACGAGCAGCGCAGGCTTTCCAAAATCAAGAACCAGGACTACGGTACTCACGAGACCAAGTACGCTCCCTGCGGCATTGCAGGAATCACCAAGCATGACGTAGCCAAGTTTTGGAAAGAACAACCTTTCGATCTAGAGCTGGACAACATCAACGGTGAGACACCCTGGGGAAACTGTGACCTGTGCTTCTTGAAGAATACGAATAAGGTCATGAGTCTTATTTCAAGAGAGCCAGAACGAGCACTGTGGTGGGCCAAGATGGAAACAATTACAGAACCTGACAAACCATCTGGTGGGTACTTCCGCACAGACCGCCCGTCCTACCAAGCAATGCTAGACGCTGCCAACCGGCAGGTCGATATGTTTGACGGAGGAGAAGACATCGCTTGCTTTTGTGGTGATTAGTGTGTTAGGGTTTACCCTGTTGTGGTCGTACGCAACTAGAAGACTCCTTACTCATGCGTCGCCTCTATACGAGGGTACGACCGGCGCAGCAGTAAGGGGTTTTTTTTTGCAGACCAGGACCGCACTCCTCGCGTTAGCGGTGCACCTAGATGGGTGGCAGGGAAGAGAACATCGGCTGAGGCTTACCATCCCTCGCAGGCCGCGCAGCGTTCCAGAGCGACTGCACAAGTGTCGAACCTCCTGGGTGGTCTCAGGTCCGGCATGATTGAATCTGGCGTCAAGCGAACACTGGCAGTAGTCCCAAGAGTGACCCTGCGGGTGGGGTGGTTGCATTACCCCCTTGGAGGTTCTTTTGTCTGGAATATCAGATGGGAGAACAGACAGTTGACAGACTCTTTTATCTATGATCTAGTGTTGTCTCTCGTTAATCTTATCTATAGGTGATCTTATGAAACTGTGTATCCAGTGCAAACATCTCATGCCCCGTGAGGGCGACCCAGAGTACGCTCTAGCTCGGTGTGGTGCGTTCTTCACCATCCATCCCGTCTCTGGCTCCAAAATCTATTCCTACGCCTACAACCAACGGATGTTCTCCGAAGGTAAGTGCGGCCTCCCTGCTGCCTTTTTTGATCCTATCGAGGTGCACACAGATGAGTGAACCTGTTGCGTGGAGGTGGGGGATTCCTGGTCTCAAAGGATACGTCCATTGGAGGTACTCTCTCAACAAGACCAAGGACAACGCAGAACCTCTCTATCGTGTCTTGCCTCGTCTCGAACATCTATCAGATGAAAAAGTGAACGGCATCATTGACAATATGTTTAGAGGCCACCAGGACTTTACTATTCAGAATCTTCGTTTTTTTGCTCAAACTATCCAATCTAATATGGAGAAGATCAATCGTGAATGAATTCGCACCTGAGATCCGCAACAGTGCTTGGTGGTCAGGTGATAGCCGTATGGCCGCTAATGGCCGTGCAGCAGAAGCTATCCTCGTTAAGCAAGGCAAGATCATTCCTGAGGACATCTCTGACAAAGAGAATGTACGCATGGGTCACGTCATGCAGCCAGTCATTGGTCGACTGGTGCAGGACCGTTTGCAAGTGGAGCTGAAGGATGCTGACTATGCGATGTCACATCCCAAAGAACCCTGGCTACGTTCTCACTTTGACTTCATTGCTGCTGATGGTTCTTTCCTGGTCGAGGCCAAGAACTACAACGGATCACAAAGAAAGAAGTTTGATGAGTCCGGGATCATGCCTGACGCTGATCGTATCCAGTGTATCCACGAGGCTACAGTCCACGGGATCAGCAAGGTTTATCTGGCTGTCCTGCTGGGAGGCCAGGAGCTGCAAGTAATCCCGGTAGAGGTCACTCCTGACATGATGCTCGACCACGTTAAGTGGTGCGCCAAGTGGTGGGGCTATGTTGCCAGCAAGACTGAACCTGAACCTGAGACTATCGAACAGGCAAGGTTGCTCTTCCCACAGTCTGAGTCTTCTGTTGTAACTGCTAATGCTGAACTGGAATCTATCCTTGCTAGGCTTTCTAGCCTCACAGAACAGCGCAAGAGCATGGAAGATACAGAAGAGCAGCACAAGCTCGCAGTGATGCGGTTCATGAACACCAGGGACGTTCTAACCTCTGTTGATGGTAGTGTTCTGGCTACTTGGAAGTCAGCTAAAGGCAGCAGGAAGTTTGATGCCACTGCTTTCAAGGAAGCCTATCCTCAGATGTACGATCAGTTTGTCCGGGAGGTTCCCGGATCTAGAAGGTTCCTTATCAAATGAATGAAGAGTCGGTCAATGACGATGATGTGTGGCATCTCTATCGCGCTCTTGCGATGGCCGCATTTATCATCAAACGAGAGAATCCCTATCATCACCAGTCTAAGCAGATGA